GCATGTATATGCGCTTTCCTGCAAATCTTGACTATCTTATCTCTGGGAAAAAGTACATTTCAAAGATTTACAGTGCAAAGGACGAGCTGCTCATGGAACTGGAAACGAATCCGACTGCCCGTACAAGTCTCTGCCCTCTGGGACAGGGGAAATATCTTGTCAGCACGGGATCGCCCTTATATTTATGGAAAGACGGTCAGTTTACAGAACTAATGCGTGGATGCTATAACTTCCGTCTGCGCAGGATGAGCAATCTCAATAAATGGAAGAAAGCAGGAGGTGTCTGATATGGATCAGATTTTAACCATACGTCTGTATGCGGCGGGCATCGGCATCGTAGTCGGTGAGTTCCTCGGCAGCTTTGACGATCTGCTCTATGCCCTTGTTGTGTTTGTGGCGACGGATTACGTCACAGGTGTTCTCCGTGCGATTGTCGAGAAGAAACTGTCGAGTGCCATTGGCTTCAAGGGAATCTGCAAGAAGGTCTGCATCTTTACTCTTGTGGGTGTGGCGAATGTGTTAGATGTTCACATCATTGGAAGCGGATGCGTCCTGCGCTCTGCCGTGATCTTCTTCTACATCTCGAATGAAGGAATCTCCATCATCGAGAACGCAGCACGGATGGGGCTTCCCGTTCCGCAGAAATTGCAGGACATGATGCACAGCCTCAGAGATAAATAACTGCTTTAACCTCAACGCCCGGCGAATCTTCGTCGGGTTATTTTTTTGCTCGAACAGGTGACCACAAGAGCCGTTTTTGTCCGCTGTTCCATGAAGGGAGATGTTGAGATGAGCAAGGAAGAAGGACTTCGGGAAATGACGTATCAGATGGTGATGCGTGCTTCATGGAAAATGTTGCAGAGCGGACTTTTGTCAGAGGACGAATATCTTGAATTTGAAGGGAAAATGCGCGAAAAATATCGCCCCGTCATAGGCGTACTATTTTCAGATATTGACTTGCTATCGTGCGGATAGTACGGGAATATGGGACTGGAAAGGAGGGAGCACCATGAAGATACGACGGGTTCAACCAAGCCCTATATTGCAGAAAAAGCTGCGTGTGGCTGCCTACGCCCGTGTCTCTGTGGATACGCTTCACCACTCTCTTGCGGCGCAGGTCAGTTACTACAGTGCTCTTATCCAGAAGAACCCCTCGTGGGAATACGCAGGAGTGTACGCAGATGAAGGTATCACAGGCACAAGTACCGCTCATCGGACGGAGTTCAAGCGGCTGATCGCGGACTGCAACGCCGGGAAGATTGATTTGGTGCTTGTAAAAAGTATCAGCCGCTTTGCCCGCGACACCGTGGATTGCCTTCATACCGTCCGACGGTTGAAAGAGAAGGGGATCGCCGTTCGTTTCGAGCGCGAGAACATTGATTCCATGTCGGAGGACGGAGAACTCCTCTTGACGCTGCTCGCATCCTTTGCGCAGGAGGAGAGCAGAAGCATCGGCGATAACATCCGATGGGGCGTGCGGCGACGATTCGCCGAGGGGATTCCGAACGGGCATAAAGCACCTTACGGCTACCGATGGGACGGAGAGATGTTCCGCATTATCCCTGCCGAGGGCAAGATCGTCAAGGAAATTTACCGTAGATACCTTGCCGGGGAATCTGCCTACGCCATCGCAAAGACACTCGCGGGGCGCGGAATCACAGGACGGCAGGGGAGACCCATCGAGCAGACCACGGTAAAGGATATTCTCTCCAACATCTCCTACACGGGCACAATGGCACTGCAGAAAAACTACATCAGCGAGGGACATGTCCGCAAGCGGAATAAAGGTGAGCTGCCCATTTACATGGTGGACGGAATATTCGAGCCGCTTGTGAGCAAGAATGACTTCGATAAGGCACAAGAGATACGGAAAATGAGAGCCGAGCAGTCCGGCAATCGGAATTCTGTACGGATGCCATTCTCGGGAATAGTAAAATGCGGATGCTGCGGAGGGGGCTTCAGCAGAAGAACTGCCGGGAAGTACAGGCGATGGGGCTGCAATACGAAAGAGCGGAAGGGCAGCACAGCATGTGACAGCCGTCCAATCAAGGAGGAGGAGCTTGTTGCTGCGGTCAGAGCCGTCATGGAGAAGGATGATTTTGATACTGCGGAACTCAGGCGTAAGGTGTCCAAGATCGTCATTTACGGTGACTGTGTGGAACTTCACCTAACAAATGGCCGCATAAAAAAGACTGCCCGCATCTATAACGGGCAGCGTGGCAGCAATCCCTTCACCAACAAAGTGTACTGCGCTTCCTGCGGCAGCAAGTGTGAACGCGATACATGGACGAAGGGAACTAAGGTATGGTCTTGCAGTCAGCCGCGCACAAAGTGCCGACTGAAACGGCTGCCCGAATCCGAACTAAAGGAAGCGGCAGAATCCTTGTTCGGCGATGGCTACGAGGGCAAGATTGTGCAGAACGTCGAGCGGATCATCATATCCGACGATGAAGTCATATTTCAACTCAAAGAAGGAGGCGCCTACCGATGGCAAAGACAGTGAGAGTCATCCCTGCAAGCCCTAAAATCTTTCGTTCTGAGGTTACGGCAGAACCAAGGCGGCGCAGAACGGCAGGGTACGCCAGAGTTTCGACCGATCATGAAGAACAGGCTTCCAGTTACGAAATGCAGATGGCGCATTACAAGAACTACATTGAGAGCCGTGCAGACTGGGATTTCGTCGGTATGTATTCGGACGAAGGGATAAGCGGCACCAACACAAAGAAACGTGACGGCTTCAACCAGATGATTGAGGATGCCCTTGCCGGCAAGATCGACCTCATCATCACAAAGTCTGTCAGCCGTTTCGCAAGAAACACCGTGGACTCGCTGCAGAATGTCCGTAAGCTCAAGGAAAACGGTGTAGAGATTTACTTCGAAAAAGAGAACATATGGACGTTCGACACGCGCGGAGAACTCCTTATCACGATTATGTCGAGCCTGGCTCAGGAGGAAAGTCGCAGCATCTCGGAGAACACCACATGGGGCAAGCGGAAGCAGTTCGCCGAGGGCAAGACCAGTGTCGGCTACAGTGCATTTCTCGGCTATGACAAGGATTTCAAAATCAACGAAGAACAGGCAAAAATCGTGAGACTCATCTACAAACTCTTCCTCGGCGGGCGATCCTTCTATGCCATTACTAAGGAACTGGAGAAGCGCGGCATCAAATCCCCGTCGGGAAAGGATAAGTGGTACATTTCCACGGTGCGCTCCATCCTCACGAATGAGAAGTATCGCGGTGATGCACTGATCCAGAAAGAGTATACGGCGGACTTCCTCGATAAGACGCGACGGAAGAATACGGGCGAGATTCCACAGTACTATGTGGAGGAGCACCACGAGGCGATTATCCCGCCGGACTTGTTCGACTTTGTGCAAGCGGAGATAAAGCGTAGAGAGCAGAACGGCAAGCACAGCAGCGTGAGCATCTTCGCGAACAAAATCAAATGCGGCTGCTGCGGCGGTTACTACGGTGCGAAGGTCTGGCACTCGACCGATAAGTACCGCAGAGTCATCTACCGCTGCAACAAGAAATATGCCCACAAAGGGAAGCCATGCAATACAAGACATCTGACGGAGGAAGAAATCAAGCGGATTTTCGTTAAGGCTCTGAACTCCTTGGTGGAAGTCAAAGAGAACGTGATTGCCGAACTGCGATCACTGATTGACAGCGTTTGCCAGATGGAGGAGCTGACTGAGGAGCGTAATGGAGCAGAGCAGGAACTCGGCATTTTGGCAGAACAGCTAGAAACGCTGATTCGCGAGAATGCACGGGTGGCACAGGATCAGACGACATATCTGAAACAGGAAAATGAGATTCGCGCACGCTATCTGGAACAGCAGGGGTATTTGGAAAAGCTAGATGACCAAATCGCCGAGAGGGAGCGCAAGAGAAAAACCTTGGAGAGCATGACTCAAGTTGTATGTGGCATCAACGGAGAGCAGGTTGCGTTTGACGAGGAGTTATGGGGCGGGCTGCTCGATCACACCGTGGTCAAGGGGGACGGCGCGGTAGTAGTTGTTTTCAAGGGTGGGATTGAGATTGGTGTTGATGGATGTAGAGGTTTGTTCTATTTAAGGAAACAAAGCGGATGAAGATTGGTACTCTATAGGGGGACATTGGCAGGGAAAAGATGCGCTGAGAGAAGTTGGACTACAGTTATCAGCGTTTCTTACAATACAGTCAACAAATTAATTAAGAAGTGTTATCCTTAAAGCTTTTCGAGTTGTTTTAAATGATCTTGCACTAATGTGTGTGAATACATTTTAGGTTGATCGGAATCACGAACAATTCGCCATAGGATAGCAGCTGCCTTTAATTTTGATTTGAACTTGTCATTTATGGGATCAGCGCAGAAATCTTTTAAGAAGCGGTTCCATTCGCATACAGAAGAATCATACTTTGCATACGTCGATATCCCCTTATATACATTCAACATGTCCTGTATAGTAAACGATGTGTCGTGATCCGCTTTCACCTTTCGCCATGCGGTCGCCATATCTGCTGTAAATTTAAAGGGAGAAACCCTCGTCAGATTTGAGAAATATGTTCTAAACTTTGTGTTGAACGAAAAGTTGCAAGCAAGTAATGGTGTGTCCAAGGAAATCGCTCCAGATGATATCATCTGCTCTTTTTGGGGAGTGGCTTTGACTATGTTCCCTTTAAAGTATTCTGCAATGTTGTGATTGAGATCTTTTTTTACCCCCCTGTGTGCAATTCCAAGCTTTTTGCAAATCTCTACGAGTTCTGTTCGATACCAATAATATTTTATAAACTCCTCATATGAGCGAATCTCATCAAATGCAGGACGCTGTGTCATAATGACATCTCCTCGTAAATAGCAGGTCAGACGAATAGATGTCTATCATTATATCACATTTATGGTATGACACAACGCATGATTTCGAGATGGAGCAGGCGCGTGTCTTTCGGTGTGGCCGCATCACTGTGGTGGAGGAGTGTACGGATGTGACGGGGATGCCACTTTTATCCTTTGCTCATCCCGCAGAGGATCTCTATTGCCGTGTCGATGCACTCTCCTTTGTCGTCGAGATTACGGCACAGGGACGGGATTTCTTTTATAAAGAACACTACCATCCATGCGACTTGTGGAGGAGAATGGGCGGTACTATATCCATGGATTTTACAATGTGGGCGAGGAGGAGTTCATCGCGGATTACTTTATCCACTATGGGGATGCAGTGCAAACAGTCGAGCCTTTGGCACTCAGAGATGTGATCCGCACAAGACTGCATACGTTGACGGTGCATTATAAGGAGATGGCTTAATTACTCATCGACTACATTTTGATTATGTGCAGAACCTCCCGCATAGGGAAACTGTGGCAGGCACAAACGAAATGCGAAGGTCTCGCGATCAACGATACCGATTGTCTGGTCGCTATCGTATAGGGCAAGAAGGAACTCTGCCATTTGGTTGCTTGTGTGATAGGTGCCGAACGCCTTGTCATAGTCATAGGCGGCGTTGTTGTTCGCGACTGCGCCGAACTCGGTCTGCGTTGCAGCGGGGGCAAGGAGCTTTGCACGGAGCTTCGCGCCGCGTGCTATTAGTTCATGTGCGAGTCCCTCGGTGAATGCACTGACATAGAATTTTGTTGCGCAGTAGGTGACAGCAGTTGGGACAATGGTGTAGCCGCCGACGGAGGAAATGTTGATCAGCTGCGTATCTTCTATCTCAGCGAAGTCTCGTACGAAGAGTGTGGAAAAGATGGTCAGTGCCTCGATGTTCAGATGGAGCATTTGCTGCATTTTGCCGAGGTCAGATGCACCGACTGCGCCATAGCTTCCAAAGCCCGCATTGTTAATCCACGTCCGGATCGGCAAATCTTTCACTGCATCATAGACTTGCGTGATGTTTTCGGCAACGGAGAGCTCGGCAGTCTTGACGATGATGTCAAGTGTCGGATGTGCGATAAGAAGTTCTTTCCTTAGAGCATTTAATCGCTCTGTGCGCCGTGCAATAAGGATGAGGTTGTGTCCACGCATGGCGAATGCCTTTGCTGTTGCAGCTCCAATACCTGAGCTTGCTCCTGTGATGACAGCGTATCTATTGTTTTGTTTGGTCATGATGAGAGAACTCCTCCTTGTATAATGTGTTTTGTAAGCGATACAACATTGCTTTGCTTACGGAAAACCTTCTTCTGGTGCTACTTTACAATGTAGAGTATACTCTATGTCAAGGAGGCGATTTTATGGAATATAGCATTGGTGAATTCTCCCGGAAAACGGGTCTTGGCATTCATACACTGCGCTACTATGAACATGAGGGCCTGATTTTGCCGGAGCGTACGACGGCGAATCGAAGGCGGTACTCTGAACGTGATGTTGCGTGGGCGGCATTTCTCCTACGACTCAAGGAGACGGGAATGCCGATTCGGGAGATTCGGCGTTATGCAGCACTGCGCTCAGAGGGTGATGATACCCTTTCGGTGCGGATGGAAATGCTCACAGCGCATCGTGCTAATCTTGCGGCAGAGATGGAGAAACTGCACGCACATATGGAGGCGCTCGATGATAAGATCGTATTTTATCGTGTGGAAATTGCGGAGCGTGGTAAAGAATGATTTGATGCGGAGTGATCTGTATCAGATAATCTGCACAGGAAAAGCGTTGCAGTGATACTCGCTTAACGATGAACAAGGTGAAATGGGTAACCTAAAATTAACCAATCAGGTTGCCTCCCTTCGGGCTTGACTTCTTGGCGTTTTACACTAAACCACGGGCAGCAAGCAGGATTAAATCTCATCAATGGAGAAAAATAGTAAACAAAAGAAACACCATTCCAATCAAAAAGAGGTGTGGCGTGTGTTTGCTAAATCGTATGGTGCGGTGACGTTCGGGGTCGATGGGAGGATCGTCGATGTCGAGGTCGATGTTTCTTATGGCTTTCCAGCGTTCGACATTGTCGGACTTCTCGATACGGCGGTGAAGGAGTCGCGTGAGCGGGTACGCACGGCGATAAAGAATACGGGCGTGAAGCTCAAGCCTGCGCGGGTGACGATCAATCTTGCGCCTGCAGATATACGAAAGGACAGCTCGGGACTCGATCTGCCGATCGCCGTCGGGCTTTTGGCGGCGTATGGACTGATTCCGACAGAGTGCATTGAGCACGCCTTGTTTGCAGCGGAGCTTTCTTTGGAAGGAGAATTGCGGAGTGTGCGCGGTGTGCTGCCGATGACGGTCGGGGCGAAG